TAAAGAAACCGCGCCCGCCGTTTCTGCCTGGGCGGCCCGCTGGCATATCCGACAGTTTCAGTTTGTCGGCGGTGCGCCGGTCACGGTTTACCGCGAGCTGCGCCGCATGGATGACACCGACACCGCCCACGGCCTCAGCGTGGAGTTTGCCGCTGCGCATGACGCGGCCGACGTGGGCGACTGGGCGGCATACGTTAACGCGCAGGGCGGCCCGTTCGTGCGTCGTGATGAACTGGCGGTGCGTACATGGTATCAGTCGGGCAATGAGCTTAATGAATACGGTGAGGAAACAGTGCGCATCAAGGGCGTTTACGCAACTGAGGTTGGCGCAGAAACACCGATTTTAACCCGTCTGGCACAGTGGAAGATTGTCCCGAAACGTGCCGTTGATTTTGGTTTTGACCTTCAGGGCGCGCCTGCGCCCTCTCGGAGTTCTGTCAATAACTGTACGGGGCGCTTGAGATCTGAGGATTCAAACCCGCCGGAACGTGTGGAAGAAATAGACTTCACAGGGATAAGCCGTAAAGAACGGCGGCGACTGCTGGCCCGACTGAGGGCAGAAAAGCCGGATAAAAAACACTTAGCGTTGCGGCGTCCAGACAAAATCGAGGCCGCATGTGACAACGTGATCGGTCAGGTCAGAGATTTAAGCGGCGAAACCATCAGTCGCGGTCTGGCCGTGCGACTGATAGGCGGTACGCAGACAGAAATTGCGGGAAAACTGTTCCGCAGTACCTGTTACGGTGATTTAGTGCGGCCATTCAAAAGCAAGGCTGACACTTCACGTAAAGACGAAATACTAAGCCGTTTCAACAGGCTCGCTGAAAGGGCAAAGGCAGTCAACTTACTTAAAGCAGAAAGCGAAGCGCACAAAAAGTAAGGTTAAAAGTAAAAAAACATTTCACTTTAAGAATCCTCTAATATACTGTGTTTATGTACAGTTGTTTGTAGGGAGAAAATGTTATGCAGGATTATTTCTTTGAGTCATTGAAGTTACAGCGTATTGATTTATTTATGAAATTAGTCGCATCGAGCGATTGTAGTGAAGATGAAAAGAATCTGGCGATCCAATGGGTGTCTGAGCTGACTGATGAGCTTATGAAAAAGGTCAGAAGCCACGAATATGCCCGTTTGATGGAAGTATCTGAATAGAAGGGCAGGGCTGGATATGGGCGGAAAAGACAGCTTTTACCGGATTGTCTATCACGGCCAGGTTCTTGAGCATTACAAAGAAGGTGAATTCATTTTCTTTCAGCGAGCCAAAGAACAAGGTGGCGGATACTGGCTGGGGCAGACGTTTGATGGCGTTTTTGTATTCACGCTGCCGCACCCAACAAAGTTTTGGGACGGTTGGGAATACCTTATCAGGTACGCACGCAGGCCGCAGCCAAAGCCTAATGTGATCGAATCCGGTGACACCTTCCCCCTTTTCTGAGAGCTGATGCGAGAGTGCATGTCTATGCTGCATGAATCCGCATGATCCCAAAAGGATCGTTTACCCTCTGGCCCGCCAATACTGGTGGGCTTTTTCATAGGTCATGCAGGTGCATGAAAACCACTACATAAAGCGGGCAGGCGTGGCGGGGCTACGAGCGCGCGCCACGACGTTTAGGTCATGACCATGCGGCCCAATTTCCGGCCCGCTGCCGTGTGATGTGGTTTCGGATGCCCCTGCGACGGGCGAGGGCGCAGGTGCGACAGGATGCGTTACAGGCCCTGTGGTAGGGGGCTGGAAATTGAAAGTCGTTGCGGTTAAAGTTTAATCACGCTTTTTATTGCGAGGTCTGGTGATGGATACAACCGAACAGCTTAACGGAACCTATTTTTACGGCGGCCTTTCAAATCTCAATGCCGGTGAGCTTTTTTTCTGGATTATGGTTGATGTGACTGCCGAGCATTTCACGGGGGCGACAGCGGCAACAGGTAACGTTATGGCAGCAGCTGCGATTTATGCCGGGCGTAATAACGTCGCCGTGTCCGGCAAACTCGCAAACGCTACGCCTGGCACTTCATGGGCTTCTGTTCAGTCGCGCAGGCTGTTGCAAAAATACAGGCTGCCTTTCCCGCTACCGACCATAGTTGGAAATCCGTTTAAAATGAAAATAATAATGACAAAAAAGCTAGGCACGTTTGTTGGCAGGACAGTGCCGGTTATTGGCTGGGCCATAGTGGCATCAGACGTGGCAATCATAGGCTGGAAGTCGGTAAACCGTTACAACACGATAGCCCGTGCGGAGGACAGAATATGGTGATTGATGATACTGAAAAAGCTGTATTCGCACTTGTTGAAGAGTATAACGGTCACTGGTTTTGGCTGCGCAAGCGCTTTCCGCTGACACATACAACGGATCTGAATAAAGATTTCAGGATGGCACCGGAAGACGCCGCCGAGCTGCTGGAAACTTTCGCGGAGCGATTTTCTGTCAACCCGAAAGAAATAAACTTCGGGCGTTATTTCCCGGCAGATAACGGCAAGGCGGAAAAGCCGCTGACTATACAGCTGCTTATTGATTCAGCGCGTGCCGGTCATTGGACCGATAAATAAAAAAGCGCCCGCAGGCGCTTTGCTTTTCGATGTATCTTAACTTTCATCATCCAGAACGAGGTTGTAAGGCGCAAACCTGATTACCTCCTGGCCGAGCCAGTCATTTAATTCTTTCATGCGTGCCTGTAGCGGGATAAGTTCGTTTCGCACAAATACCCGGCTTGCCTTCTCAACGTCACCGAATCCGCCTGTATTGTTCGGAATTATACCCATCAGCTGCGGCGGCACACGATGCACGGCCAGCATGTCATCCCGCGACACGTTTTTGATATTCAGAAACTCATCTTTGGCCGCCACCTCTGACAGCGGGATGATCTGAATGCCGTCTTTTTTGCCGGTCGGTGAATACATAAACAGATTGCGGAAATTGCCAGGGCCTTTAGCGCTTTTCATTGCCTTACGCATGGCGTCTACGTCTTCCTGATTCTGCGCCGGATCTGTCACGTACATAATGAAACCGGCGTGACTGCCGTTCAGGTAATACTTACGGCGAAACAGTGTGGCCGACTCGTTCAGCAGCACGGACGGGATGGCCGACAGGTAACCGGGCAGACCGTAAACTTCCTGATTGAAGTCCGGCTCCATCAGGTGAAATACGCTACCAGCCGTAAATTCATAGGGCTGCGTATTGAGGCCGTACTGCACAAACCAGTAAGCGTCCAAATCCGTGCCGCGTCGCGTGTATTTTGCCAGTGATGGCTCAAGGCTCAAGGTATTGCCGAGGCGTGACGTGCGTCGCTCCAGGTAGGCATTACCAAATACCAGATAATCCTGAGCAAACCGGGTGAAAGCCTGCTGACTTAACAGCGGGTGCGGGACAAAGGTACTCGCCAGAATGTTACATTTCACGCTGAGCGCTGAGCTGTGGTGCACAGCCGCGCGGAAAGTGCGCGCCAGCCCTTCAAAACTGACGGGCGGCTCATACCAGCGGTCATTGATGACGCATTCCACGTAGTCCAGTATTTCGCGGCGATCCAGAACCGGGATCGGGTCGCCAAAGGTAAACGCCTCTGCCGCCGGTGCGCCCGCCATATTGTCCTGTCGCGGCACGGGCTGCGTGCGTGCGCGGTTTCTGCGTTTGCTCATTAAAACATCTCCATAATGTTGCGTTTACCTGCCGCCTCACCCTGCAGCGGTTCGTTAGCCAGGGCGTGCATGACCGCCCAGGCTAAATCCGCGTGGCTGGCTTCTTCGCTGCGGCTGGCTTCGTAGGTTGGGCGGTTGCCGCTGGCCGTGGTGGCGCGGCGGATTGCCATGAATGACTGCGCAATGTCGAGGTGTCCGGCGTCAAACTCCAGGCGCTGATGGCTGATGATGTCGTAAGCCTTGAGCACCAGGGCGTTTTTGACGTTGGGGTTATAGACAAACTCTTTGACCTGCGGAAAAAACGCTTTCACGTTTTCATAGACGCCGAGGCCGACGCCGGTCGAGTCAATGCCGATGTAGGTCACGTTATACTGTTTTGTCAGCGCCTTAATGGCGTCGGCCTGCGCGCGGAAGTCCATTCCGCGCCACTGGTGCCGCTCAAGGATGCGGAACTTACCGCCCGACACGGCAGGCGGCGCGATAACCACACAGCCCGCACTGTCGCCGTTTTGTGTGCCTTTGGCCGGGTCATAGCCTATCCACACTTCGTTATAGGCAAAGGGGCGCAGGGCAAAGGCTTCGAAGTCCTTCCACACCTCCCAACTGTCTACCATGCACGACTGCAGCATGGTCAACCTTGACGCACTGGTGATGGATGCCGTTAACGAGCTTATCGATCCCATCTTCCAGGACGATGACGAACTGGTGGTTATCTGTGGCCGCGAACTGCTGGCTGACAAATATTTCCCGCTCGTCAACAACGGGCAGGACAACGTTAACAAGCTGGCCGCCGATCTGATTATCAGCCAGAAACGCATGGGCGGGCTGCAGGCGGTGCGTGCGCCTTACTTCCCCGCGAATGCGGTAATGATTACCCGTCTCGATAACCTGTCGATTTACTGGCAGGAAGACACCCGCCGCCGCTCGGTCATCGACAATCCGAAGCGTGACCGTATCGAAAACTTCGAATCGGTCAACGAGGCGTATGTGATCGAAGACTACCGCTGTGCCGCGCTGGTCGAAAATATCGAAATGGGTGACTTCACGGCACCGGCTACCGCCGGAACGGAGGCGTAATCCATGAGCCTGAGTCCCGCACGGCAGCACCGTTTGCGTGTTCAGGCTGAACAGGCCGCCCTTGAGGGCGGCAGTGTTCGCCACGCCAGCGGCTACGAGCTGATGCTGCTGCAACTGACCGAAGACCGCCGACGCCTTAAGGGCGTTCAGTCCAATGCCAAAAAAGCGGAAATCAAAGCCGAAGTGCTGCCGAAATATGCCGCCTGGGTCGATGGCATCCTGAGCGCCGACAGCCCGAATCAGGATGACGTGGTGATGTATGTGATGCTGTGGCGCATTGATGCCGGTGATTATGCCGGTGCGCTGACCATTGGCCGCCATGCCCTTAAACACGGCTGGGTAATGCCGCAGGGATTCAACCGTAACGTGCAGACGCTGCTTGCCGAGGAAATGGCCGACGCCGCTAAGGCAGCGATTATTGCTGAAACTCCCTTTAATGCTGACCTGCTGCTGCAGACGCTGGACGCCGTGAACGGGCAGGACATGCCGGATCAGTCACGCGCGCGCCTGCATAAATCCACTGGCTGGGTACTCACCGAAAACGAGCCTGAGCTGGCGCTGAATCACCTTAAGCAGGCCCTGCAGCTGGATGAAAAGTGCGGGGTGAAAAAAGACATTGAGCAGCTGGAGCGGAAAATCCGCAAAGACAGCTGATAACCGAACGTGCCCACGCGCGGGGCGGCACGGGGTGGCGACAGGCAGCGCCGCATCAAAACCCCGTCCACCGCCCACCTATTCAGGAGCAGTAACGATGGAATTTGTAGCACCCGAACAGCCGAAGGTTGCGGCAGTGCAGTGGCCCGTTGCGCCGGTGATTATACCGAATAACTCATTCTGGCCGGACATGGATTTGCAAAAATTCCGCAGCGCGATGCGTGTTGACGGCACCGTGACACCGGAGCGGCTTAAACAGGTGGTGCTGACCGCCATTGCAGAAATAAACGCCGAGCTTTACCCGTGGCGTGAGCGGCAGGAAATGAAAGGCTATAACGCGCTGGCCGACGTTCCCGCCGAGAAGCTGGCGGGGCAGAGCGTGCGCCTGCACCACTATGAAAGCGCCGTCTGGTGCTGGACGCGGGCGGTACTCAACGAGCGTTACAGCGACTTTGACGCCACCGCCTCCGGCGTGAAACGCGGCGAGGTGCTGGAAGATGCCAGCGCCGAACTGTGGCGGGATGCACGCTGGGCCATCAGCCGCGTGCAGGATCTGCCGCACTCCGTAATAGAGCTTATCTGATGAAAGTGCGTGCGCAGCAGTATGACACGGTGGACGCACTGTGCTGGCGTCACTACGGGCGCACGCAGGGGCTGTCTGAGCTTGTGTTACAGGCCAATCCGGGGCTGGCGGAATACGGCCCCACCTTACCCCACGGTTTAGAGGTCGAGCTGCCGGACGTTGCACCCGCAGCCACGGCGCAGACCGTGCAGCTATGGGACTGAATCATGTGGGAAAGAATCAGCACGTTTATCACCTGGTCGATGGCCGTGTTTATGGCCTGGCTGGGCGACTTATCGGTTAAGGACGTTTCAACGTGGGCCGGGCTGATTATCGGCATCGGCATGGCGCTAATCAGCTGGTACTACAAGCACAAA